TAGCTGTAGTTTTGATATAGCCATCATTACCAACCATTTGCGTTAAGGATCCACCTTCGGCTTTTTCAGCACTACGAGTGAAAATAGAAACAGTACCTCCTACTGATGGTACTGCTAATGAAGTGGCACCTAGACCACGTTGGATTTGGATATTAGATGTGACATCTGTTAATCCTTGCCAATTCGACCAATACACCCAACCATTTTCCATATCATTAACGGGTTGACCATTAATTAGGAATGATGTATTACGTTGATCAAAACCACGTAAAGAAATACGACTATCACCATATCCCCCTCCTTGTTTTGTAGCATAAACACCAGGTGTTTTGTTCATAATTTCAGGAAATTCTTGGTTTCCTACTTTTAACAACACTTCTTGTGCTGAAATTGTACTTACGGCAATTGGTGTCTCTCTTTCTTTAGCGACATCAATAACACGTGAAGTAACTACTACTTCTTCCAAATTTACATCTAAGATGGTTTTGGAATCGGTACCTGTTTCTTGCCCAAAAGCAAGCCCTATTGTTAAAAACAATAGCAATGTAACGAGTTTTTTCATTTTCGTTTTTTTAAAATTAAAATTAAACATTAATTATTACTAACCAACTCTAAATATTTAGCCATCACAACTAATACAGTCTGCTTGTCTAGATCCTAAATCACCTTTGATGACGGAATCCGTACGCAAGTAATATAGTGTTTTTACTCCCAATTTCCAAGCCTCTATATGAACCTGGTTTATCCATTTAGGAGAATCACTAGGGTCAAAAGATAAATTTAAAGACTGAGTTTGATCTAGATATCGTTGACGAATTGCCGCTTGGCGAACTAATTCGAGTTGATTAATTTCAGGAAAAGTTAAAAATAACTCTTTTTCCTCAGGAGATAATACAGTATCAGGTAAGTTTTGTGCTGAACCTCCATCGGCTAGCATTTGATCCCAATATTTTTCTTTATTCTCTCCTTTTTCTTCAAGTATTGTTTCTAATACTTTGTTTTTACGGATAAACGTTCCTTTAGCACCATTAAATGTATAGATATTAGCGGGTAACGGCTCAATACCAGCGGAAATACCACCAGTAATAACGCTGTTCGATACGGTAGGAGCTACAGCAAGTAAATGCGTATTTCTCATACCAGTACCTCTACACCATATAGGTTCTCCATATTCTTGAGCTAAATCTCTTGATGCTTTTTCAGCATCGTTTTTGAGTTTGGAGAAAATATTATGTGTATAAGCTGTTGATGCAATAGAATTAAAAGGCATTCCTTTTTGTTGTAAATAAGTGTGCCAACCCATTACTCCTAATCCTAATGCTCTACCTTTTTTAGCATGAGCATGAGTTCTTTTTAATGAATCTTTACCTTGAGATTTATCTATAAATTCTTGCATTACACCATCTAAGAACCAAGTAGCTAATTCAACAGTATCTGTATCTTTCCATTCATCATATTTAGCTAAATTTAAAGAAGATAAACAACAAATAAATGAATGGTCTTCATCTGTAAATAATGTAATTTCAGTACAAATGTTTGTCATACTTACATCTAAATTGTTCATCATGTAAGCAATAGGGTTGTTTTTATTTACATTATCTTTGTACATAATGTAAGGTTCGCCCGTTTCCATTCTTGATTTTAATACCTCAGCCCATAACGCCATAGAATCTTGATCTCTTGATTCTAGTTTACGCATAAAACTATCTCCTACTACTACACATTGGTGTAGGTTTAAACATTGTCTATTTGGATCACCTTTTGGTCTACGAATTTGTAAAAATTCTTCAATATCGGGGTGTTCAATATCTAAGTTAACTGAAGCAGCACCACGTCTTACTGAACCTTGGTTAGTAGCGATAATTGCTGAATCATAAATTTTGCACCATGGTACTACACCTTCTGATTTACCATTACCTGTAATTTCTGTTCCACGAGGGCGGATTCTAGATACTGAGATTCCAACTCCACCACCTTGTGAAGTTAGTTTCATTAATTCAGCATTAGTTAAACCAATTCCTCTAATAGAATCAGGTGTATCAACTCCAAAACATGATATAGGTAAACCTCTATCGGTTCCCATATTAGATAAAACGGGGGAGGCTAAACCTAACCACCCATTCCATATAATCTTAAAGAATTTATTTTCTAATTCGGGTTTTTTAAGTCTCATAGCAGCAGCAGATGCTACTCTTCTATAAGCTTTTTTTGGTGTTTCACCTGGTAGTAGATAACCTTTAGATATTGTAGCTAAAGATATTTCATCCATCCAAGCAGGGTAATCTTTCCCAGCTTCCCAGTTTTCAGTGTTTGCTATTAAATTTCCGTCCATTAAAATAAATCATTTGCGTCCCAATTTTGGGCACCTTTACTATAGTTTGTTACACGATTTGCAAAGAAATCTGTGTGTTGTTTTCCAGCTGAAAGCGAATCGAACCATTTCATTCTTTGAATCGCATCAGGGTCAATATCATTTACTATAGCGCCATAACCTAAATCACTCATTTTGGTATTAACTCTATGTTTAATAAACGATACTAAATCATATTTTGGGCAACCATCTAAATCTCCCATTTCATAAACTTTATCAATAAAATCTAATTCTAATTTTAAAGATAATTTTGCTGCTTCTTCAATTGAAGCTCTTAATTCAGGTGTATTTAATTCTGGTTTTTCTTCTAACAATTGTCTGAATAACCAGCAACCTGCATTTGAATGCAATGATTCATCTCTGATACTCCACTCTACTATTTGGCCTACTCCTTTAAGTAAATTTCTTAATTTAAAAGATAATAAAATAGCAAATGAAGAGAATAAATTTACACCTTCTGTAAATGCTGAAAATATAGCTAATGATTTAGCTCTTTCATTCCAATCAGGTGTTCCATCATGAGAATCTCTAACATTCATTAAATTTTCAATTTTAGCCATTGTAGATTCATCTTCTAAAAATTCACTAAAATTATCTAATCCTAATTCTTCATTTAATAATGAATAAGCTTCAGCATGAATTGTCTCAAAAGCACCAAATGTAACTCCCATTTTAATAATTTCGGGTTTTCTAAACCAAGAAGTTACTAAATTAGTCCAGTAATCATTTACTACAGTTTCTGTTTGAGCAAAACCTTTTAGAATTGAACCAATTATATTTTTTTCAGTCTCTGATAAATTTTGTTTCCAATCATTAACATCTGACATCATAGGCACTTCAGTATGTAACCAGTGTGCTTGTTGTTGTTTTAACCAGTAGTCATGTGCTTCTGGGTATTCAAAGGGTTTGTAAACTATTCTTTCTTGGGTTATATCTCTCATAAATTATTTTTTAAAAACGGGGTGATAACTATAGTATATATCATGAAGGGTTAGATGAATTTTGAAAGAAATTGTTAGCAAGGGGAGCTAATTGTTTTCTATCTTGTTCAGTCTTTTCATTTGCAAATGCCGGTTGGGGATTAGTTGAAGGATCAGGTAGTTCTCTTGGATTTTCATCCATCTCTATATGACCTGTTGAAACATCTACATCTGCATGATATGTCATTCCATCCATTCCATATCTATTTTTCATTAAGAAAAATCTTCCTGTACCATTAACTTTATCTTGGGGTAATCTTGATAAAGACATACAGAAATCTGTAATCATTATTTTATTATACGAACCAGCTGCTTTATCTCCTTCAATTACATCATCTTTTGCACCTGCTCTATTAACCTGAGATACAGACCATACAGGAACATTTAAGGTGCGGGCTAAAGCTTTAGTAGATACATAAGTATTATCTAAACGTTCTTTTTCGTCTTTAGAATTACTACTACTTTTTAATAAATCAACATAATCAATCAAAATCATATCAGGTGGATAACCTAAATCTGTCATTTTTTGAACATGACCTTCAATTGTAGTAATTGATGCCTGCCCTGGGGCATATTCTTTAATGGTTAAACTACCCTTTAGGTTTTCTAGATAAGATTTAACTTTATCTTGATGAACATGGACAGTATTTACAGGTTGATTTACAAAATGCGCATCATATCGTTTACCAACATACCCTTCAGATAATTCTAATGTATAATGAGCAACATTTAATCCTAATTTTACAGCATGAGCACCTAAAGCTACCATAGTCCATGATTTACCTCCACCAGGTGAACCAAATATTAAACCAAAGTCACCTCCACCTAAACCACCCATTAATCTTTCATTAATAATTGGCCAAGGAGTAGGTATTACTTGACGGTCCTCTTCTTTATAACGGGACGCTACATCTTTTAAATATTCGTGTCCTATATTCTTGTCTTGTCCTGCTTTTAAAGCATTATCAATTGTAAATCTAATATCATCAAACATTCCATCTTGAAGTAAATCAACAGATTTTAATAATGCTGATTTTAATGATTGGTTTTTACAGAAATTTTGAAATTCTTGTTCAACATATTCTTGATCATCGTTTACCATTTTGTAAACTTCTTTTAATTGATCAACAATTGCTGTTTTTAAAACATCATTATCTAATTTTTTAACCTCAATTTTAAGAAAATCAAGTGTTGGTGTAGTGTGAAATTCATCAAAATATTGTAATGCTTCCTTTACAAGCCATTGGTGTGCTTGATTTTCAAAATAAGAAGGTATAATTACATCCCTAATATTAAGTAAGAATTTTTTATTCTTTAATATAGAATGTATAACCTTTACTTGGAAATGAGGACCGTATTGAGATAATGTTTTTAACGTCATAACTTATTTAACCTTGTAATTCTGAAGATACGTAAATACTTCAGATAACCAAAATTCTGTATTAGGTATTCCACGACCTAATAAATCTTTTTCATACATCCCTAAAAATTTAGACTTATTAAAATTATAAGGTTTTGTCTCTATAAGCTCGTCTAATTCTTTTTGATCTGCTTCAACTAATTCAATTTCTTCTAAACACATCAACTCGTAATTTATCTCAAGTTGACTTTTAAATAAATGAACGTTACCATAAATTCCATGTTCATCTACTTTATCTGTAGCTTTCTGATATGCTTCTTGTAATGTAAATTTTTCTTTACCTGCTATTTCAGGGAAATATTTCATCAATTTTTTAGGACCTAAACCTTTAACACCTGGGAGATTATCTGATTTATCACCCATTAGACATTTCATTGTAATAAAATTATGAGGTGGTAAACCATATTGCTCATAAACATCATTTGGTCTATAGAATTTCTTTTTAATTGGTGAATAAACTGTAATTCGTTCATTTACTAACTGTAAGAAATCCTGGTCAGCAGAGTATATAATAACATCATCTTTTAATTTTTGAGACAAATATGCTATAGTATCATCTGCTTCAATTTTATCAATAATTGAAATATTAACAGGTAACGTTTTTAGATAATCTAATAAACGCATCATTTGAGTAGCAACCGAATCAGATTCTTCTTCTAATGTAGAAAATACATTAAAATTAGTAATTCGCTTTATTTGTCGATTTGCTTTATACTCAGAGTATGTATTTCTCCTATTTGTAATATTTCCTTGACCATCAAATACTAAAACTACTCTAGTAGGTTTAATTAATTTGATAGCATAACCTAATGATTTCATAAAACCAACTAAACCTCCAACGTGATTACCTTGTGGATTAATAGCAGGTATCATTGCAAATGAACGCAAAAATGTGTTCATTGAATCTATTAGGAGCACCCTGCTGTTTAAATGCAGGGGCTCCAGATTAGACTCCTCATGCAAGTTATTGAGAATATCTTGATAAGTTTTATTCATTTGATGGAGAAGCTATACCTTTAAAATCTTCTGCATCTGAACCTTCTAATACTACTTCAAACGGACCATCACCTAGGATTTTACCCCATTCATTTTGATGTGCTTTTTTGTAATTATCTATATCCTTTTTAGTATCAGATATAAACCCGTGTGGGGTTACTACAATTTTACCTGTAGTTGTAACACCTGAAATGTGGTTCTTTTCAACTGCTACTTTTACTTTCTTAGCCCATTCTACCTTTTTACCATCTTTTACAGCATTAACTTTTAACGTTCCAGCATTTGAGATGTTACCAAAGGTTACAATTAAAGTTGAATCAAAAAACATTGTATTTCCACCTTTATTTTTCATAATAGGAGGTGACATTGGTCCAATTGGTTTTTCAACCCAAATCTTATTAATTGCTACTAATGAGTTAGTATAAGGATAAGATTCTTTACGTGATAATAGAATTTCCTGGTTGATAAAGTTACCAAATTGAGTAGACATTGCACCAGCATTCCATTCGTTGTTGTTTTTAGCTTTTTCAACAGACATTTGACACGGCACAGATCCAATTGAATCCCATAGAAATACCATATCCATCGGTAAATTACCTTTTCGCTGTTCATCCATTAGATCTGCCATGAATCCTGCAACAGCTTCAACAGTACCTAATTGACCTCTGTCAGCATAAATAAAATTACCATCTACACTTGTAACTTGACCATTTTCGTCTTTAGTTAACTCAACTTCTAGACCCATCATCATTGCATGTTCCCAAGACCATTTCATCTCGGTAATAATGAATACAGGTAAAATTCCCATTTTCTGAGCATTAACAGCTACTTCTAATAGTGCTGTTGTTTTACCTGAATCTGAATGTCCACGTAATAGAGTAATGTGACCATGAGGAATACCAGGTAACGATACCATTTCTTGCCAAGCAGGAGATAATGGTATCCATTCCTGTTCCTTAAAGGTATTATTTGCAGTTCCTAAGCCTTTAGCAGCTTTAAACTTATCAAGGGAGAACGTTCCCTTAACAGACTTGGAGATATCGCCTCCAAGGCTAGCTTTCTTTTTAGCCATAAAAATTAATCTTTAAATAAGTCGTCGAAATCGCTATCGCTTACTGTCTCTTTTGTTTTGACATTAAGTGTATAACCTGTATCCTTTGCTTCTTTTTCAAGAGGGGAAGGATCATTAAATAGAGCTTCTGTAGCTGTTTGTTCTGAAGATTCTTCAGGATTTAACCATTCTTGAAGTGCTGTTTTCATTTCATCATAAGAATACTTCTTATAGTATTTTAGCAATTCTGGTTGTTCAGCTAACCATTTTTCAACCTGATTATTATCATCTGATAGTGGAGATTGTTTTGGTTTAACTCTAAGTGAAGTTTGTGGATAAGGATTACCTTGAACTACTTCTACTGTCATATCTAAACCAGATACAACGTCTGTAAAATCACCGTAATCTTCATCTGCAGCATAGCTAAGTAATTCTTGATATACTTGCTTTCCAAATTCCCAAAAACGTACACCTTTGTTTTCTTCACCTCTAACTACAACAGGAGCAAATACTCTCATTTTAGGCTCTAACTTTTTAGCTAAACGCCAGTTTTCAGGTTCAGATGTTTTACGTAATTCTTTTGAGAACTCTACGATAGGATCTTTTTCACCATAATTAATAGGTGAGATCATCGTTCTATTTCCAATCCCATAGTGAAAAAATACTTCACTAAATGGATTTTCTTTGTTTTCCTTAAAGGGCACAAAACGGATTTGTGATTTGCCCATAGGAGCTTTCCAAAAATACTGACTTCTGTCAAATTTTTGATCTGATTTTTGTCCCTGTGGGGACTGTAGTTTTTCTAACTTGCTTGAAATTAAATCTAAATTCATGTTTATAACTTTTTTTTTGTAACTTAATTAATATAATAACCTTCTTTTAAATAACCAAACTAGAAATTAATTATTTCGTGAACTTTGGTATCTAATTTTTTTAACTCGCCACTGGTTGTAAGAAGAATACAGTTGCGGTAATCTTGCCAATTTACTCTATATGATTTATCTAAATTACCTTCATTCAAAGAACGAATTAAATCATTAAGTGCATTTATTGTATATAATGTATTAGATTCTTTTTTTCTATGTAAAAGGATAGTATTCTCTAATATCTTATCAGACATATTGAAAGAATCTACATTGTAGGTACACACATATTCCTTAGTTGATTCTACATATAAAACAAATATCTTATTAAATAATATTTGATATTGTTCTTTTATAGTATCTAGGGTGGAATCTAGCTGTTCTTCAGCGGTAAAGGTGCAAAATAATTTGTTTGCCAAATCGTCAAAATTTATATCGTAATCCATAATAAATATTAAATTTCTTTTAAGGAATTGTAGTTAGGGCCATACGCAACCTTAATAACATAACCGTTAATTTCTAATAACTTTTTAATTTCTTTTAGTACTTCCTTTCCATCATCAACTGCATAATCGATCAAGAATGAATCATATGTGTACAATATAACCTTACTTTGTTTATTCTCCAAATATTCTATGACTTGTTTTACAGAAATTACATTATTATGTGTTTCTGCAGACTGAATAACATAGTTTAGTATTTTATTTGGTGTAGGATTGTTAATTTCACTTTTATCTAATATTTTACCTCCTACTAATTCTAATTTTCCTGTAGCATTAAATAAAGTCCATAGTTTATCTATATATTCATTCATTGCTTTAAAAAATGGTATTTCTTTATATTCTTTAAATACACCTCCATATAACTGTTTAAATGTTAGTTCTTTAGAGCGGGCATATTCTTCAGGAGTTAGCTCATCTTTATCGAAATACATACGTCCCAATTGAGTATGTACAGAGCCCCTGTCTAATGGAAAATCAATTAGTTTAGCCATGATTCTCACATGATAAGCATCGTAATCGAATTCAAAGAACATATCATTTTTCGGTATAAATGCAGTTCTTGAACCATCATTTTTATTTAAAGCAGCAAAGTTAACGCCGTTATATGAGTTTGTGGGGCGAGTGGTGAGGTTATATAGATTATATTTAGAATACACTGTATCTGCGTGATAAAACCATTCTTTTTCATGGTATTTAAAATGTTTATCAAAGTAATCAGGGTGTACTTTTAACCCTTGTTCTTCAATTGATTTAAATACTCTTGGAAAAGTATCATTATAAAATTCATTTATTTGTTCTGGGATTGTTTCTCTAATCTCTTCAAATATTTTTTCTTCCGCTTCATAAATTTTCGAGATCGGTACCAAGGAATTACAGAATGGTAAATGTCCATACCTATCATAAGTACGGGACCGAATAAGAGAATGATCCATGTTGTTATTATCATAATCTATATCTATTAATTTTAGTGAATCGAAGTGATATAAACACTCCTTTTTATTTATAGTGTATATTTTTTCATATTTAGATTCTATCCATTCTATAACCTTATCTAAAGGTAATTTAAATGCCTCTGAATGGTTAATAGGAAAAATATATCCTTTGCTTTCAAATGTTTTAAAGTATAAAAGGCAAGGTGAAGTCAAAGCAGAATGATATTCATCATTCATTGGAATGATTCGAATATAACAGTCTGTTCCTTTGCAATACAGCCGTTTTAGCTGCTCTTCTGTTTCAACAATATAATACATAACCTTTTATTCATAACTTTACGTTGCACCAAGATTTCCTAATGCTGTGTTTATCAATGTACTAATTTGATTTTGAATTAACACGTCTCCTGCCAAAAGTATTTGACCTGTTGATTGTTCATGTGTTGAGCCATCCATTATAGTACCATCTGCCATTAAGTGATAATAACCTTGATATTCACTATTATCTAATTTTACTGTTAATTGTCCAGTATCAGCATATAAATTAGAGACTAATTCAAGATCCGCTTTGGGTGCGAATTGAATTAAATCAGATAAATAACCTTTTATACCTCTAAAAGTAACATTTGTTTTATCAATAATTCTTTTATTTGTATTAGAAATACCGGCTTTTTGAACCCCAAATTTATCTTTTGAATCTTTAATTGGACCAGTAATCTTCCAATATAATGAAGTTACAGACCATAATGCATAATTGTATTTACCTCTTTGTGATCTTAAATCATCATGGGTTGTTTTATCAATCTCTAAAATAACTGGGGGTGATTGATTACGGGATTTAGCAAAATATCTTATAAATGCTCCTTTTTGATAATCGTTTTGAGTAGGTTGAGGATAATAAGATTCAGGAGTTAAACCAAATTTATATATTTCTTGATCAGAAGGTTTTACTTTTTGATAAGCTAAATTTTGTCTAGTAGGGGCTACCTTGTTTTGTGATGATAAAGTTACAGGAGGAGCACTACTTAAACTTTTACGATTAGCATCAGTAGGACCTTTACCACTATATATTTCACCTGAGTAATATTGGTGATAATAACCTTGATAGTATTCACCAGTAGAAGAGTCTATAAATTCCCCACCATTAGTGTATAAATTTTGGTTAACCATATTTTTAGGTACGTATGCCATTATCCTCCTAAATATCTAATTTCAGCGTTTCTACGAGAAGGGACTTGAGTTCCTCCTATATTAGCTCTTCTTTGTAATTCATTTATTACTCCTTGTACTCCATCTGATTTGTATCCTTCTATAAAATCAAAGAATAAAGTACCGTAATTGTATGCTAAATCTACGAATACTACTTTTAATTTCAAAGGTAAACTATCATAAGATACACCTCTACTATTTAATCTATTTACAACTCTAGGTTTAAATTCATCTGTTACTCTACGAATTAAATCTAATTCTGCAGTTGGTTTATCTACTCTACTTTTTCTAGTAATTTTATAAAAACTACCATCGGGGTTGGTAATTGTATCACTACCATATCCAATACGAATACGTTCCCAATCAGGATCTGGGTAGGGTGTTTCTCTAAATCCTTCTAGTGGTTTAATAAAGTTTACAATTGCAGTAATATCTTGATCTGGTATGGGTTGTGTTTGTGGTTGTAAAGTTACAGGTTGACCTGTTGGTGCATCTGGTAGTTCATTTGGAGTAAATGAATTATCAGGAATATCTGTATTACCTATACTTACAGTAGGTGGAGTTCTTTCTACTTCTGGGAAGTCTACATCAATAGAAGTCCCAGTAGGAGGAGAAACAGGTTCTCCTGTAGATGGAATTGTAGGTCTTTCGTTTTTATATAAGGGTTTATCTAATAATATGGTTTGACCACGTAAAGTAGTAGTCCATTTATTATCATCTAAATTATGGTTAATAGAGAATACACAAAATGCTACTCTATTTCTATATTTTTTAGGTAATCTATTATTTGGAACTAAAAATGCGTTATAAGGTAAAACACCCGCTATCCCATCCATGGTTAAATTAAATTCTAAAGGAATTAAAGAAGTACCAGATGTTTTTGGGAGTGTTTTTTTATTAATGCCTTGCAATGAAGAAAAAGTATTAATAAGAGATGATATACTGCCAAGTTTTAATCCTATATCTGTTTTATCGTCTGAGGAGTAGCAGTAATAAATGTGATCATATAATTTTTGATATGTTTTTAGGGTTTTACCTGTTTCATCATCATTACTACTTTGTTTTGCTATTATTGCTGGTATTTTTGCTGTTGAGAATCTGTCTACAATACCAACATTCATACTTTGATATGATAAAACATCTTCTGAAAATGTTTTTGCACCCCCTGAATCTCTTGCTTGTGCAGCTATTACAATTTGTGAAGCTAGTTTAGGAGTAATTTTAGAACTAAAACTATAATCATAAACTGTTGATTTTAACCCAAAATTAGGTATAACTAATAATTTTTCAGGTGTAATTTCTTCAACTACATTTTCATCTATAATTCTTAATACCTTTCCATCATCTCCTACAAATGCTCTTAAGTTATTAACTTGGCCTAAACTTTGATTTATACCATCCAATATAGCATTTACATATTCTATTAAACTAACACTTTTATCTTCTTTATTTGATAAACTTTCTAGAGTAGTGTAAGCAAATTTAAGATTAACTAAAATATTAAACACATTACCCATAAAACTTTCACCTAATATAGGATTAACTTTATTTCTTTGAGGGTTTTCTACAAAATTTTTATACTTGTTTCCGTATTTATCAATTCCACCCCACCATGAAGGTTGATTATCTGTAGTAACATCTAAAGGTGCAAAAAATGCACTAGGTCTTACTGTAGGTGACCAAGGTATTAAACATTTAGTTGGATCTACACTACATTCCAAGGGGCCTGTAAGTATTTCTGTGTTATCTGGGTGGTAATCTAAATATGCTACAGGTTTGCAAGTTGATGTATCAGGAGAAGCTACAGATAATTTAATTTGTTCTTTTGTTTCAGTAAATACTCCTATATGTTGGATTAAGGCGAATAAATGACCTAACGTAATATAAGAACTAATTTGATCATCACCACTATCTGTTTTTAATTTACTAGCATATCCACTGTAAAAATCAGTAGGTATAGGATTTAAATCATCATTATTAGGAGCATCTAATCCTAATACTAATTGATAAGCATTACCATAAGCAGAAAGGTTTTTAAGGGGATCTGTAGAATCTTGATTTATATATTGAACATTAGCTCCAAAATCATCTCCTTCATCAAAATAAATTTTATTATATGTAGCTGAAGAGTAAATGTTGTTAAGTACATTTCCCCAACTCTCTTTTATAGTTTCTTCTCCAGTTAAACTTCCTAAAAAACCTGCTTCTTTAATAATACCTTCTTTAAAGAAATTTTCAGGGCCTATTTTACCAAATTTTCCTGTAATTGTAGGACGAGTACCTAAATCAGCTCCTGTATTGGAAGTTACTTCTCCTTGTTTAATAGTTTTAAACAAATCTTCTCTTGAAGAAAGGTAATTATGAAGTGAAAATAAAGCGTTTCCTAATGTAGAAGAATATTTTTCTGCTTCAATATTTTTACCAGCATCAAAATCAATATTAATAGAACTATTAATTTTTAATGATTCTAACATTCCACCTGGTCCCATAAGTTTAATACTGCAACTATAAGAACCGTCATTATTAGCTTTCCAATCAAAGTTATAAACAGTACCTACCATACCATCATAGTTACCAAAAGTATCTTGACGTTTTTTAGTTATTGCTTGTAATAATTCATCTTTATCATCAAAGCTAAAGAAATTAATAGGACGAATATTATTTTGTAAAGCACCACTATTATCAACATAGGGAGTATGTCCCCATTCTAGAAATAAACTTGTACCTAAACTCATATAAAGTTTAGTCATTATATCTAGTTGATCTAGATCATAGCAAATAAAATTAATATCGGCTTGCATTAAGGTTTGCCACCTACCACCAGTACCTACTTTAATATCTGTAATTCCGGGCATAGGTTTATAACCTAATTGATCGGTAGCTCCTTGGGTATAAGTTTGGTCAAAGCCTTGTTTTTGAGTAACGTTAGGATTATTTGAGGTAACAGTACCTCCCTGTAAAACAAATTGTTTAGCTAAATCTGAAGAATACCCATCAAGATTGCGGAATTCATCTGTAGCTGTTATATCATTTATTAAACCTCCACCTCCAACAACATCAAATATAGTTGTAGTTTCTTTAATATTAGGTTGAGGGTTGGCATTAAAATCAACACCTGAACTAAGACGAAACCATCCTGTTCTATTGCTTAACCATTGTAAATCTGAGGGTGTGCGGGTTTGTTTATTAACTATATTTTCACGTTCAGTAATTTGTTTTTGAACGTAATCTAGTAATCCAGTACCAACAATATTTTTAAACTTTGCCATAACATTTTTTAACTATTAACATTATCGAAAGCATTCAATGCAGCATCTACATCAGCAGGTATTCTTAATTGGAATCCCATTGGTGGAAACATTGAATCACCAGGCAAATCATTAGCCATAGCTACTACCCACCATAACGTTGAATCACCATAGAAATCGTATGCTAATAGATCTAATCTATCTTGATCTCTAGTGATAATATAATAATCTTCATTTGTAGGGACAAGTGATGGGTATTTTGTTGGTAAATAAATTACTTTACCACCATTACCTTTATATGTTCCTATATTTTCGTATCTTCTTGCCATTATGATGCTGGTAAGTATCTATTTCTTGGATCTGCTGTTAATAATATTCTTGATGCTCTACCAGTTTTAGGTAAAGTATTAAGTATTGGTTTAAAGTTTACAGCAACATCTATAATTTGAGGTGTTTCTAACATATCAGAATCGTTACCACCTTCAGGCTCATTCATTGCTATTTCCCAAGCGTATTCATCTGCAACTGTTAAGTTTAAACTAGTTAAAATACCAGGTGTTCTAACAAATAAATCTCCTATAGTTAATTTAGTAAAGTTACCTTTCATAAACCCAGTACCTACTCCATAATCAGGATATAAGGTAGAAATAAGATAATTTAATTTTCTATAAAGTGGTCTCATTTCTTGTTTTGTTTGAGCAGCTACTTTAAAATTAAAACTAACTGATCTATCAAATCCTTGATATGTGTAAAAATTTTCACCTCTACCAGCATATCGTTTTGAATCCCATTGTGCTTCATGTGAATCATTATATCCAGTTAAGAATGCTCTAAAGAACATTGCTGAGGCATTAGCAGGGTTATTATTAGATACTGTTTCGAATGCAAACTTAATTAAATCTCTATTAGTACCTGAATCATATACACCAATAGGTGACATGTTAATTTTATCTTGACCAGCTACAAATGGAGTACTTGTATTTGTTCTATCTCTTCTAGCTCCAGGATCTCCTATTCCAACTCTAGTTGTTTTATTAATACTAGGAGAACTATAATCTCTTTTATTTACAGAAGATGGATCTAATACATCTTTTCTAAAATCTCTAACAACTAAATCTCCGGGTTTTGCTCCAGTACGACTTTTAATCGCATCATAACCCATTGTATATTTTAGTTGGTCATATTGTGTTGAAGTATCAACTAAAGGTACTTGATTTGCCCTAATAAAATCAGAACTTTCTTGAGGATATACATTTTGTATAGTATTATCTTCAGCTACACCAATTACTTCGGTACTTAAACCAAAAAATCTACTTAACCCTAAAGTATCATAGTATTTGTATTCTACTACTGGTCTACCTTGTACTAGTTCTTCATTTATACTAGTTTTAAAGTAAGGACCTGTTGCTTTAGGAGCATTTTTAGTAAGTATAGGTGCATTTTTAGCATCTGTAGCTACTCTAATAGTAGTACTACCTAAACCGTATAGTGAACCAGGACCATTTTGATAAAAGAATAGTTCTGAATCTATTGTATCGTTAATTCCTAATTTTTGGGCAATTGTTCCTCCTGTAAATTCATCTACAGGATCAGGATTTACTTTAAAATTATATAAAGCAACTAATCTATTTTCTTGAGTTGGTTTATGTGATACAACATATTGATAAGTATTTTCAACATAACCAAGTTCATTTTCATTTAGCCCGGCTTGTGGATATCTAAATCCAGTACCACCTTCAGCTATTTGTTTCATTAAGTTGACACCATTACTATATTCCATAGTATTTGGTCGTCCACCTTGCATTCTAGATTCCATTAATGGGTTAGATGCGTTTAACCCAGCTTGTTTATCTAAAAATGCTTTACCATAAGGGTAAGATAATAAGAATCGATCTATACGAGCAAAGTCAGTTCTAGCAGCTAATTCCTCATAGGAACCACCACGTATAGGATAATCTAGACTTAATGCTTCAGTAGTTGAACTATTCAACTCATCAATTGTATCAGGTACAGGTGCCTTCATCCAGGGTTGTCCTGATGAACCACCACCTCTAATATCTCCTGTATATTTTAGACCTTTTGAGTTGTATTTGAAGCTATCTGGATCGTTATATAGATCTTTTATAGCCATTACTTAGGTAAATTGTCTACGTATTTTTCTGGAGTTGTACCGTCTAAATCTAATTGTGAAGGTACTTTATCAGCTGATAAACCTTTACCTGTTAAAGAAGCGATATTGTGTATAGATTCTTTAGGGAATTGTTTTGGGGTACCTTCATTACCTAGTAAAGAAGTAAGTTCTGTTCCTAAAATTGCCATATTAATTAATTTTATTTATTATAAATATTTTAAACTGAATATCTTCTGGTATTAACTGCTAATGATGGTTGTAAACGAGTTGATACTCTATCACCATCTAAATTTGTAACAACAGTAGCACGTGAAGTACCTTTTTCGGCACCTTTAGCAATTGCTTCTGCTAATTTATCATAGTCAAGCATTGTACCACTATTTCTACCCTCTCTAGTAACATTAGGTGACACAGCTAATGAATCACCTCTAGCTGTGATAGCAGTTGCTCCGTAACTATCTCTAATAGTAAAGGGGCCTTTAGATGATGGGGCTATACCATCATTAACTTTCATTCCCCAATTTTGCTCCATTGATCTAGCTTGTTTTGATAAAGCAGATTCAAAAGAAGCACCTCCATCAAATATATTAAAGGCACTAACTATTACACCTACAGTTTTTAATACTGGGTCTAGTAATTTTACAATACTGTTAACAACACTGAATACTGATGAGAATACTTCTAATACAGGAAGTAAAGGATCAACTAAGGATACAAAAATTTCTTGAAGTTTAGAAATTGATTGAGCAAATTTTTCTTGGGTAGAAACTGAAGCTAATTGGTTTGCTAACGTTTCGTCTCCAATTCGTTTTTTAGCCTCTTCTAAACCAACTTCTTTAACTAGATTATTAAATCTATCTTGAGCAGTTGCACCTTCTATTCCTGATAGTTTGGTTAATGCTTCTTGTTCTAACAACATTTCACCCATTTCATCTCTACTCATTCCAAGAGAAGCGGCAATAGCGTCTTGTTCTATTCTATTAGCTTTCGCAAAATTTGCTTGGGTAATACCTTGAGCAGATAATTCCTTTGAAACACCTGCTAAATCATTAGTTAAAGCAAAAAATCTTGCTCTTTCTAAATTAAGTTGTCTACCAGTTATAACTTCAGCTTCAAATTCAGCTGTAAGTGAACTTTCTATATCTAATAAACCATCAGCAATTTTTTCTACTTGAGATAATTCAAGTCCTAATTTTTTAGCTTCAAATACAGCTTTTGCTAATTCTTTAGGTTGTGATGCGAATGTAACTAAAGTACCTTTAGATGTTTTAGAAATACTTTCTAAAAGGGTTTTTTCGTTTAATGCTAATTTATTTTGTGCATTAAGTAAAGTAACCTGACCTAGAAACTCAGTAGTAATATCTTTAGATGACTGACCTGTAGCTAATGAAAGTGTAGTTAATTGGGTTGCTGCTTCTACACTGTAACCTGCTTGTTTTACTAATTCGGTTTGAGTTACTAATAAATCTTGATTAATGGACGAATTAGTACCTAAGGTTTCATTAATAGCTAAAAAAGATTCACTTAAATTTTGTGTAGTAATAAATAAATTATCACTATTAGTAGCAATACTATTAAATTCACTATTTAATCCAATAGCTTGGTTATAAGAAATACCTAAATTTTTAGCTATTTCACCTGAAGACTTATCCATTTTAAGGAAAGCCTCTGCTACTTCTTTTAAAATTAACAGTGGAAGTGCTGCTGCTGCAGATTTAGCTAGTGATTTAGCTCCAGCAGCAAAGGCTCTAGAAGCGGATTTTCCTGCTACAGCTTGCTCTCTAGCTGCTGAGGCTGCCTTAGAAAAAGGTTCTGAAAATCGTCTAAGACCAGGGATTGATTTAGCAATATCCTCAACAGCACTAAAAGTTTTTACACCAAAATTATCAGCAACTTTAGCTGAGGATTTTTTAGTTTCTTCTAATTCAGCATTAATTTTAGAAATACTATCAATTTGATCTTTTAAATTTAAACCTAAGGCTTCTAATTCTTTTCTTTGATCAACACTTAATCCATTAGATATATCTTGTAAAGCGATTTTTCTTTTCCGAAGAGTTTCTTGTGCTTTTTGTATTTCAGCAATATTCTTTTGCGTACCTAATTCATCTTTTAAAATGGTTCTCGATTCAGCTGCTAATTTATTTACCTCTTTAGTAATAGAGCGAATCGCAGACCTTTCAGATTTTTCAAACTGTAAAGACCCTAAAGAATCTTGTAGGGCATTAGAAATACTTCTTTGATTTTCTAATGTTTCTTGAGTAATCCCCTTAAGTTCTTTGACTAGTTCATTTATATCTTCTCGTAGTCTTTTTTCTTCAGGTGTAGCCATGTACAGAATTTAACGCATATAAATATGAAAAGTGCCTACTTTTTGGTAGGCACTGATGCATTATATACGTTAGCAGGATTAATGTTAGGTCTTGCTACTTGTTTAGGGTCATTTTTAAGCATATTTTGTTGCTTATTTTGAGCCTCTTCTTGTTTTTTATACCATTCTTCAATTTTCTTGAAGGTAAAATTTCTTAACCATATTGGCATATTATATAAGGTATGCCAGTCGTATCCCCCATTACCATGAAATACAATTTCATGTATTTGAGAGAATATACTTTGCCTATACTCAGGCGTCAGGCCAAAAAAACGATAGATTGATGGGGATATTGATGCCCTCCTCTGCACCATCCCCTACATATTTTAGGTTAACATCTGGTGATACACGTGATATTTCTGTTCTTAATGCTCTAGAATCTCTAGCTAACATATATTTGTCTACAAATTCACGTATTGTTTTCTTTTCAGTATCACCATCTACGGATGTTATTGTATATTTTAAACGAGTAGATATTTCAGGTATACTTTCTTTATTAATTTTTTGTAAACCTTGAATTTCTCTATCAATTTTTTTCTCGTCTCCGTGTGTTAATATTTTATAAGTGATTGTTGTTTTTGAATGTGGTAATTCAAAACTAAACCCATTAACACCTTCTTCAAGTAAATTGTTAGGGTCTAAAATCTTATCATCTAATGTTGTTAAATCAACAGTAAAATCTTCAATTTGTTTTGTATCTGAGTTATAAGCTCTAAAGGTATAATCTTTACCATAACCCAATACACGAGATGCAATTAATAATGCATTTTTATCTCCAATTACTATATCGTTAATGTTAATTTTAGATACAATTAACGATTCAATAAGTTTATCCAACACAATACCTTTTGAAATGTAGTTTTGGTTGGTTAGAATATCTTCCTCCTTAGCAGTCATATATTTCATTTCTACTTTACCTGAAGACAATGGATTATCCTTAGGATATATTAATCCTTTAGATGGTAATTCAACGACTTCAGTGGGGAATTTAAATTTATTTTCTGTAACTTGTTCTTCCATACTATAAATAACTTATTTGTGGATATAAATATATAAAAAAGAAAAAGGTGTTCCAAAAGGAACACCATTTTTCAAAGGTATGGAGGGTTGGGGTATTGTTTTTAGAAGTTTAGTATGCAATAATCCATTGCAATGGTGATATCTAAATTGATTGCTGCATCAGCACTCCAATCATATTCACCGAAACTGGCAGTTTTAACGTATGCTCCTTTAATCACCCATTCTGATACGATATCTCCTACGGGACCTAATATATCTAATGTTAAGTCTTTCTTGTAGAAATCTGAATATCCATCACGACCTGTTACACTTTCGTGTGCTAGTCTTGCCCATTCCATTACGGCTTGAGCTCCAGATGGGGTTACAGGATCATATAAACCTAAAGTCATGTCATTCCAACGTACTTTACCTTTTACTTTACGGTAAACATTGATATGATCTAAGGTGATTTCACCAGCATCGAATCCAGGTGCAGTAGCATTCTTAATTAAGTAAGCGGGAATACCGTCTACATATAGAATGAACCTGTTTTGCACTTTGGGTTCAAAGGCGGTGAACATTATTTCATTGGGATCTAATACTGCCATTTTATTATTTGTTTATTATAAATATTGCCTATTTAAGCTTTTAGAATTCAACTCCCGTAGGTGTTACGTTAAAGTCTAAGATTATATATTCAGCTGTTTTAGTTGGTTGTAGGAAAATTTGTCCTACCATTTGATTTCTATCAATTACATCAGCTGTATTATTAGTATCATCCATTACAACTCTGTAAGAATATAATCCTTGACGTTGTTGAATTGATTCCATATAAGGATTTACAGCAGCTAAGAATCTATTACGTGTTGCAGCTGTATTTTGTTCAAATAACAATGTTTTACCAATGTTTCCAACTGTACGTTTTAGTTCAATTAATAGTCTACGAACATTTACTCTATCTAATGCTGTTGCTTTAGTTTGTAATGTTTTCTGACCAAATACTACTGTTCCGTTTCCTGGGAATGTTGCTAATGGATTTACTTTTCCTAGATATAGTGTATCGCGATCAGCTGGAGATAATTTTCTTTCAGCTTGGATTACACCTCCTACGCCACCTCTGTTAAATCCAGCAGGTGCGAACCATTCAGCTCCGATTCTATCATTTGTTGCATATACTCCTGGGATTGCAGTTGATGCTGGTGACCAAATTAGTTTACCAGTTTCAAGTGATTGCATTTGAACCCAAGGCCAGTATGTTGCAGCATAACTAGAATCAAGTGTTTGTGCGGAAGTTACGGTTTGATTAAGTGTTGAACCGTAATCTCTTGTATCTACGATAGCGATTGCATCTCCTCTTTCTGTTACAGTATCAATCGCTGTAGCTACTGCTACGGCTCCGTTTTGTACTGTTACACCAGGCATAGATAAGATTTCATAATCGTATTCGTCTGTGTTTTGTAATAAAGCTAATGATGCTGTATAATAAGAAGCTTCTAGACCTTGGATTGAAGAAATATCAATTTCATCATTCATTTTTAATCTAGTGTTTCCATTAGCACCATTACCATATACATCTCCAGTTGCATTTAAGAAGGCACCTTCGTTAGATCCACTTCCTATTTGAGGTAGAGATGATGTAAATTCTGATTTGAAGTTTCCTTCGTTGTCTAAGTAATTTAATGTAGGTAATCCAACTGAAGATACTCTTACGTAACGGCTGTTATTAACGTAAGATCCTGTTGTTTGTACGAATTGGTTACCATCACTGTCAGTATCAAAGTTTTTAACTTGATTACCAATTACAGATTCAATATAATTTTCTGAATTTGGATCTAATGATAGATCAGACCAAGATTCTAATATTGTTTTTGTTCGTGAGTTATCGTCACCTCTACGAATTAATAAGTTAAATGTACCACTTCCTGAATCAACGTTTGCGATTTCATATCTTACGTTATCAGATGATCCACTTACTAATGAACCACTTGTAGATACACTACCTGAGTTGTTCATAATTTTACCTTGAGAAATAGTTTCTAAAGTAAATGAAGATGAATCAGCGTGCATAATTGATCTAACGTCTGATGTTGCAGAACCAAATGATCCTGATGCAATACGTGTTACTATTGCTGTTTCGCCACCTTGTTGGAAGTAATTATTGATTGCGATTGAAGTTAAGTACTCATAGCGAATACTAGCACTTTCGAATGCGCCACCAAATTTATTTTTATAGTCACTATATGAAGTAACTACTGTTGGTATATTAACGGGACCTTTTACAGTTGGGCCTAATAGAGCCAAACCTGCAACAACGGGTCCTTGAGTAACTAGTGATTGGTCATTCTCACGCGTTAATACTCCTGGGGATAATAATGTTTCAGCCATTTTTATTAGTTATTTTATCAATGATAAATATGTAGGGATATTTTAAAAATGTTATTCACTTGGTGTAATCTCACCTGTTTTTAAATCAATTTGAGCGCTACCGTATTTTTCTTTTAAAGTATCACCTAATTCTTTTTCTTGTAGAAGAATTTGTTCATATTGTATTTCTAAATTTTCTTCTTCTTTTTCAAGATTTAACTTCCTTAACGCTAACTGCCCTAATTGGTATGTTATAACGTTAATATTTTGTTGAAAGTCTTCTAATGCTTTCAATTCCTCCTCTGTTACCTTTGTTTGTTGTATTGCCATAACGAATTTATTTACATATAAATATTTGTAGTACATATGAGAACAAAAAAAGGGAACGCTTTTACGTTCCCTTCTTTACACATTCAGTATCCCTATTATTTTCCTTCTAGAGCTTTTACTCTTTCGGATAATTCTTTTACTGCTTCAATTAGTACTGCTGTTAATTTATCATATTTTACAGCTTTGTATCCATTTTCACGATCTGATACTAATTCAGGTAATACTTTTTCTATTTCTTGTGCAATTACACCTACGTCTTTCATATCGCCATAAACGTGTACACCTTCCATAGGAATCCAGTTATATGTGTATCCACCAATTGCTTCTACTTTTTCAACTGCATTTTCAATTGATGCTACATTTTCTTTTAAGCGCTCATCTGAAGAAGCAAACGCTACAACGTCGTTAGTTGCTAAGATAGCACCTACAACCCCTGATGGTGCTGTTCCAACTCCAATTCCATTAGTAGTAATACTACCTGTTTGTAGAATTGAACCTGTAAAGATTTGGTTATCAGCTTCTGTATCACCAAATATATTTGATCCAGAAGAAATAATTGTAGAAGAAGATTCAAAAATTTGGTGTACAAATGTACCTGTAGCTGCAGTTATAGTTCCAGTTAAGGTAACATCATCATCTAGGTTAACTGTAGTTCCAACTACAGAGATATTTGTACCTCCAATAGGAGCTACATTTGTTAATTGTCCACCATCTCCTTCAAAAGATCCACTAAAGTGACCACTGGAGGTAGCTGGTAATGTAATATCACCTTGTATTGTTGGATTATCTATTCTCATGTTATAATTTTGTTATAGGGGTTGAATGTTTTGTTCTATAATAAATATTAATTTTTTATGAAAAACTATACTTTAACTATGATATGTCCGTTAAAATTATCAGCAAAATTAACAGTTATTGTGTTAGTATTATTTGATATAATGCTTTCAGGAACTACTACTGCAGCTCCGTTACTACCTGTTTCCCATACCGTAACTACAGGATAAGTTTCATTTAAAGAATGGGATACAACGTATGAACCTGTACTATCTAATATATCTTGTCTATGTGAAAAAGATGCACTTAATAGAATTAAGTTATTATCCATTTCTTCAATAGTTAATTTTCTACCTAAGCCCGAGCGTAATGTTAATGTTCCTGTTGGCATTTCTTGTATATATTATAAATATTATTAACTTATTCTAATCTTAATATCACTTCCATTTCTATATAGTCCTCCTAATGGAACTCCCCCTGCTTGTGCTGCTGAATCATCTGCAAAATTTAAACTTTCCGAAACTTCAGTTAATACTATATATCCGGTATCATTTAAGAATGAACCAGTAAATGAATTAGAGTTTTGATATGGACCAAATATACTACCTGTTAATGCAATATCACCAGATGATGCAAGAGCAGTACCTGCAAAATATTGTTCAACATAATCATCTATATAATCGTTAAATGATTCTATAGTTAATTTACCTTGCATTTCACCTGAACCAGTAAATGGGAAAGGGTTTACTCCATCAAAAGATCCACTGAATGAGCCACTAAATACCCCGTCACCAGTCGATGCATACGAGGATGTAGTTGCGCTATTTGCGAATGATGCAGTGCCTGCTGTGTGTGAGGCTGTTACTGCTGTCAATGCGTGAGAAGCCGTATCAGGTACGTTTAGAGCATGTGATGCTGTTATAGCAAAACTTGAAGTACCTGTTAATTGAGCTCCTTCAACAATTGATATTCCTCCAGATATTAAAAGAGAACCTGTTCTTTCATGAGTATCATCTGAAGTATCACCAAATTTAGTTGAACCACTAGAGTAAATTACTGAAGCAGTTTCATATATTGTTTCTAAGTGACCAATTGAGGCAGATGTAAGATAGGCTGCGGATGCAGTTAGGTTGCCTTCTATAAGCAGACGATAGTGATGCGTCAGACCCGCTGACGATAATTTTTTTCCAGTTTGGCATATATACTCTATTACGGTTGGTTACTCAAAATGAGCCCACTTCCCTTTCGGGCCAATAATACTCCAATATAAATATATAATATCTAACCTAGAATATTTAGAACTTTTTGCAGTTTTAAAGTAAGACCATAGACTAATTCTACACTATCTCCTTTAAAATTTGAATTTTTAATTAAATGTAGAAGTACTTTTGTTTCCTCTGCATTTAAAGATAAATCTTCGTTTGAAGTTTGTTTCACTTGTTTTTTTCTTTTAGAGGTAGAGGAAGCAGCCTTTTGGGCTGCTTCTTTATCTCTAAGTTTATCAATTAAACCCATAACTTTTTTAAACATTTTCTATTATATGTAAATATAAGCTTCGTTATTATTAGTATCTACGAAAATAGTACCATTACCATTTGTGCCACCATATATTGGATCAGCTCCTCCTACTGGAGTTGAAGTTCCTTCTTGGATAACACCCATAAAGGCATCTGGTGTAATTACTGAAGCAGTATCGTTTAGGTTTGATTCAAGTGCCCATCTGTTTGCACTGGAATCGTAAGCAAATGCTTTACCTTTACCATCTGGATCATCATCGATTTGATTAACAATAATACCACCATCAATCGCACCGTTTGAACCTGATGCTAATATAATAAATTGATCTTCAACTGCCAACGAAGAGGCACTAACTATTGATCCACCTACTGTTAAATTACCAGCAACTGTTGCATCATTAGTAACTACTATGTTATTTCCAATTGTTACATTATCTGGTAAACTAATTGTTACTGTATCATCTGTTACAGTTGTTGTAATTTCTCCAGCTGTACCATTGAATGAAGCAGTTTCTGATAGTAGGTTAATTGTTGTAGCACCTGAATCACCTTGGAAGTTGAAATTCGTTGCTAATCCAGTTAATCCTGAACCATCTCCAATAAACGATCCACTAAATGCACCTGCACCACTTAAGGCATGAGAAGCACTTGTAGCACTATCTGCTTGTGAAGCTGTAGTAGCACTATCAGCAAAACTTGCTGTTGCTAATGGACTTAATAAAGTAGCTCTTGCAGCAACTGAAGCACTATCAGCAGTTCTAGCATCTGAGGCTAAGTCTGCGAATGAAGCTGTTGCATCAGCACTTAATAAAGTGGCTCTTGCAGCAACTGAAGCACTGTCTGCTGTTCTAGCATCTGAGGCTAAATCAGCGAATGAAGCTGTTACTGTAGGTGCTAATCCATTTGCTCTTGTAGCAACTGATGCTGTATCAGCTTGTGTTGCTTGAGAAGCACTTATTCCCATTCCACCGACCATTGCAGCAGCAACTCCGGCAGTATTTTCAGCAAAATATAATTTTACATTATTAGCATCAATACTTTCAACTCTTTCTGGTAGTAATTGATCACCATCTGAATCGTAAGCTTGTACTATAGGATATACTTCATTTAAATTATGTTGGAATGACCATGTAGCAGCTGCTACGGATTGATTTAACTTTTTAGTTGAACCTGATCCGAAGAAATCACCAAATATAAAGTCACCACTTGAATTTAATGCTAATCCTTGTCCTTCTAATCCCATTGATGTTGGGAAGGCAGCACCTGCTGTTATAGCTGAAGCAGTAACTGCATTTGTAGCATTAGAAGCTGAATCGGCTGTTCTAGCATCTGAGGCTAAATCAGCGAATGATGCAGTAGCATCAGCACTTAACGTTGTAGCACGAGCAGCTACTGATGCACTATCAGCAGTTCTAGCATCACTAGCTAAATCAGCAAAACTTGCTGTTGCTGTTGGTGCTAAAGCATTAGCTCTTGTAGCTACTGAAGCTGTTGCTTCAATTGAATTTGGTAAACTAACTGTTACTTTAACGTCATTACCTACTTTTGTTACTACAGTATCAATTTCACCGTCAGTACCTAAAATTTGTAAGTCATCTTGGATTAGATCAGCATCTGCTGTTCCAGTATCGCCGTCTACTGTTAATGTAGTAGCTAATCCTGTTAATCCTGAACCATCACCTTGGAATGAACCACTAAATGATCCACTAATTTTATCTGAACTTATTACACCAGCAGTTACTGTTCCTGTAGTTGTAAAACTTCCAGTTTGTAGTATACTACCTGTAAATTGTTGTATGTCGTTTTGTGCATCACCGAATATATTCGATCCTGATGTAATAATTGTAGAAGAGGATTCGAATACTTGTAATACAAAGCTACCTGTTGTAGCGGAAATGCTTGTTAAACCAGTTAATGATGCAGCTGTAGTACCTAAATCAATTTCTGTGGTACCAATTGTTACACTATCATTCTGTAATTTAGCATTTGTTACGTTACCATCTGTAATTTTATCAGTAGTAACAGCATTTGTGCCTAATTTTGCTGTGGTAATATTACCATCGTGTACAGTACTTGCTAAGTCAGCAAATGATGCTGTTGCTAAATTACTTAATGTTGTAGCACGAGCGGCTACTGAAGCACTGTCTGCTGTTCTAGCGTCTGAGGCTAAGTCTGCGAATGATGCTGTAGCATCTGGGCTTAGTAAAGTAGCTCTTGCTGCAACAGATGCACTATCAGCTGTTCTAGCGTCACTTGCTAAATCAGCAAATGATGCTGTTGCGTCAGCACTTAATGTTGTAGCTCTATCAGCAACTGAAGCGGTTGAAGCATGAGCAGCTTCTGATGCGCTTTCAGCGTTTGTTGCTAAAGAAGCTGTTACTGTAATACTATTAGGTAATCCTAATGTTACTCTAACATCGTTACCTACTTTTGTTACAGCAGTTTCAATTTCTTCTGAAGTACCTAAGATTTGGAGATCATCAGCAAGAAGATCTACGTCTTGTGTACCTGAATCACCATCTACGGTTAAATTTGTTGCTAAGCCAGTTAAACCTGATCCGTCACCTTGGAATGAACCACTGAAGGATCCACTAAAGAGACCATCACCACTTTCTGCAAATGAAGCTGTTGTAGCATCATCAGCTTGTGAAGCAGTTGCTTGTGGGCTTAAAGTTGTTGCACGAGCTGCTACAGAGGCAGAATCGGCTGTTCTAGCATCTGAAGCTAAATCAGCGAAACTTGCTGTTGCATCAGGGCTTAATAATGTTGCGCGTGCTGCTACTGAGGCACTATCAGCTGTTCTAGCGTCTGAAGCTAGATCAGCAAAAGACGCGGTTGCGTCTGCAGATAAGGTTGTGGCTCTTGCTGCAACGGATGCGGAGGCGATCGTTTGTGATCCTGATAAATATCCACTATCATTAACTAGTTGGGATATATCAGAGCCTGATACGACTATCTTTTTCCATTCTGCCATTTTGTATGTTTTTTAAATTAAGGGTTATTTGATATTAATTCTACTATAAATATTTAACTACCTACAAAAAGAGAAGAAGCACTATAAATAAGTGCACCACTTATTGCAGTTACATCTCCTTGATAGGGTGATAATACAAGTACACCTTCTTGGTTTACTTTAATACTACCACTTGCATTTTTTACTAATAAAAGATCTTCATCTAATGACGAAGAAACTTCTAATTTTGCTGATGCAGATACTGTTCCAACACCTACTCTACCTGAATCTTTAGATATAAGTAAAACAGATTGATTTCCACCATTGGAGAACTCCAAATCTTCTGTATCTCCTAATGTTCTTAATACTACTGATCCTGTTATGTCATATCCATCAGCTGTAAAGTAAATAGAACCGGAGGCGGGAACTATTCTTACATTCTTAGCCATTTACTTTCGCCTTAAGTGTTTCCACTTCCTGTTTTAATTCTTTTATTCCTTCTATTAGAACCGATACTAGTTTTTCGTATTTTACAGCTTTATATCCATTTTCTCTATCAGCAACAACTTCAGGAAATACTTTTTCTACTTCTTGAGCTATTACTCCAATATCATGTCCTGAATGAACGTGAATACCTTCCATAGGAATCCAATCAAATTCATATCCTGATAATTGATCAATTTTTTCTAATGGATTAGCTATTATAGTTTTATTTTCTTTTAATCTTTCATCTGAAGAAGCAAATGCTACAACATCGTTTGTTGCTAATATTGCTCCTACTACACCAGAGGGTTCTGTACCTACACCTAAACTAGAGGATATAGATAAACTACCTGTAATTTTAGTTGATAATCCTATATCTACAATATCACTCTTAATAAACATTGCAGAACCAGTAACGTGATGACCACCTTGCCCTACAAGTACAGATTCACTTACAGGATATCCTACTGAGGATCCTGTTAAATCAGACATTTCAGGACCAAATAAGGCTATTGCTGCTTCATGTTGAGCATCATGTTCATATTCATATTTCCAATCATGTGAATCTCCATCCCATAAGAAAGAAGCTGTATCATCTGTAGAACCACTATCTTGTACTTTTATACCCGCAAATCTTTGAGCAGGAGTATTATTATTTAATATAATAAAAGCATCTCCAATTATTTTAGCTGAACCTGATACAGATTCTAGATAAGCAAAAGATGCTGTACCTGCTACTGCTATATCACCTGTTACATCAATTGAAGAGGCTGATAGGATTAATCCAGTTTTTAAATCATCTGCTATAGAAGCACTAGTTGCGTAACTAGCAGACATAACATTTAAGGAACCAGTTGAAATAGCAGTTGCTACTCCATCTCCATTTCCAACCCAAGCGTATCCTGATTGAATATTTGGTACATCGTTAGATCTACCGGCCCCCATTACTATTATTTCACCATCAGAAGCATCTACTTTACCTACAACCCCAATATTTTGGATTAATGATGTACCTATTGGTTTAGTTTGGGTATAACCACCATTAGTATTTACATAAATGTTGTCACCTGCTGTGAACCCATTAGTATCAACACCTATTATTCTACCTGAAATAATTGCTTGTCCAGCAGCATTTGCATTAATATCTTCATTTGCAATACCAATTGCAGGCATGCTAGCTGCTAAATCAGCAGAGGCTGTTACAACATCAAGGTTTTCACCTGTTACACCAATTGAGTGTAATGTTTGGCCTTTTAATATTGTTGTTGCTTGATTATTTTTAACAGTAATAATTAAATCTTCGGCATTAGTAGCTGTACCTAATAATGAACCTGTAATTGAACCAGATACATCTAATGATCCTGTTATATTAACCGAACTTGAAAATGATGAATTAGATGCTGTGACTTGTAAAGTGTTATTAGCATAGTTTAAATTTACACTAGCACTTAATGTATCAGTACCACCCGTGTATAATAAGATTGAACCTGTGTCACCTCCTACTACTGAAAGTGGACCTGAAGTACCAGAAGTACCTGAGGTACCTGATGTACCTATATCTCCTGTTCTAGAAAAAGATATTACTAATTTATCTCCATTTGAAGGAAGGGTACCTGTAATATAATCTACGGGAATTGTATAATATCCTGATTGTGCAGATACAGTACCTATAATTTCAAATACATTTACAATATTACCTGTATCTCTACTAGATATAATTAAATGTCCATAAGGAGTAGTGTTTGTAGAACCATCCCATGTATTATACCAAGCTGTTTGACTATTTCCTTTTTGATCTAAATTATCAATTATAAGAGCAGATACAGATCCTATAGTAACATTATTATACCTAATAACTCCATTTCCAGGATCACTTATACCTGTAGATGTATCAAAATTATATTCAACTCCTCCTTTTTCTCCACTAGTACCTGATGTACCTGATGTACCTGAACTTCCTGAAGTACCGTTTGTACCATTTGTTCCTGAAGTACCTGAACTTCCTGATGAACCTGATGATCCATCTGAACCAGATGTACCTGAAGTACCAGAAGAACCAGATGTTCCAGACGTACCACTAGTACCTGATGTACCAGATGTACCTGATGTTGATTGTCTGTTAGTGAATGTTAAATCTCCACTGGCTGTGTTATAAGCGACTAATTGAGGAGCATCTCCTGCTCCAGTTTCTGTCATGCTTCCACTTTTGATAGATAAACTACCAGTGATTCCTACAGAACCTGTTACGTATATGTCGTTATTTGCTGTTCCAGAAAGAGCATCTATAATTCGAGTTACATTCTCGGCGCGAATCACGCTACCACTCTGAATGCCCGATGTGCTTATTGTATTAGCCATTAATTAATGAATTTACCTAGGATTATTCCTTAATAAATATTAACTAAGACCACGAGTAATGCCCTCTATCACACTTTCGGGTAATATTTTTTTAGTACATTCAAATTGTCTTGGAGTATTTTTGTGTATAGGACACCAATCCCAATCTCCTGCATCTAATTTAAAATTATTGAAACAAGAATTACAAACATCTTTATTAATAATGCGCTGAATTTTTGTACTAAATTCAGTCCATTCTGAACTAAATCCAGATATCATTACTACTGGTTTATGTATAGCCCAAGATAACCAAGCTAAACCACTTGATACACCAATATATAATTCTGAATGGTGAAGTATATTAATTATATCTTCTATAGGATGGTTTCCTGTTGCATCAATAATACCTTCAAATTTTTTCTTTAGTGGTAATTTATCTGTCTCCCAAGCATCATTATATTTTTCTTTAGATATCATTACTACTTTATATCCTAAAACATTATTAATGTAATTTATAACGGTTTGCCATCCAGTTGGGTGTTGCCAATATTTTGTACCTGCTGAAGCATGAGGTGAAATACAAATATATTTTTCTTTCCAAGGTCTATCTTTAATTTGATAGTCCATTTTTGGTATTATTTCTTGATATTCTAACCCTAATATATTAGTTGCAGTTTGTTGTAAAGTAAATTGTTTAGGATCATATGGTTGTTTAAATCCATTTAGTTTATCATCATCATAATACCATCCTAACTCATACATGGCGTATATGTTTGGTACAGTTTCACCTGGTTCTACAAATGTTAATTCAGGGTATTTATTTTTGAAAAATTTATTCCAAAATGTAGATACTATAACGTGACATTTATGTTTCTTTTGGAACTCTAATGCATAAGGAAACCATGCTAATGTATCACCTAATGATTTTGAACCACAAGCAATGTAAACACGTTTACCAGCTGCATTGTATTTATGGGATGTAACTACTTCTCCAAAATTATCTTTAATTTGAATATCCCAATTTATAAAAAATTTATGAAATGATTTGCCCCAATGGTTGTTTTGTAAATTAACAGAATATTCACTTTTACCTGTATCTTGATTTATAAAATCAATTAAATATTCTTGTTCTGCATCTCGTAAACAAGCATATGGACCATCTGCAAAATTTACTTCTAATCTAGGTAATTTTTTCTTTGGTTTAATATCTATTTGTTGTAAACGTTTATATGCTTTTTTAGCTTGATTTTTCCAAGAAAATTCTTGTCGTATTTCTTTAGAACGTTTTAAATGCCAGTCTTTCCAATAAGCATAGTTTTCATATGAATTTTTAATTTGATCTACTAAATGATCTAAATCAGGTTTATAAAAATTACCTGGTATATTATGTTCATATGTTAAATCTTTACCATTTGTAGCAGGTTCTTCACCTAATATATCTACTCCTAGTCCTTCACTTTTAGTAAATTCGAGTTGTCCTGAACATTTGGTGTAAATTGAGGGGGTACCACAAGCTAGTGATTCAATTAATGGTAAGTTCCATCCTTCAGCACGGGCACATGATATTATCACATTAGCATTTTGTAATAATGAAATATATTGTTTTCTATCTAAAAACTTTAATATTTTTATTCTATCGTCTTCTAATCCGTAATGTTTTAAACGTTCTTCTGTAGTTTTCATACCATCTACAGGGTATGGGTTTTCAACGTTTAATAATAATTCAACATTTTGGTTATCTGGGAATGCTTTAAGGAAACCTTCTATGCTTTCTTTTATACCTTTTCTATAGTCCCATCTACCTACTATAACAAATTGGAATTTACCCTGCTTTTTAGGTCTTGATGCAGGTTTAAATGTATTTCCGTCTACTCCTTCAGGTATAACAAATATTTTATCTTCTGGATATCCTTGTTTAATGGATATTTCTTTTTGCCATTCAGTTGGTACCCAAAGTTCATTTAATGTAAGTAATTGTTGGAAAAATTGTGAAGAGTATTCAGTTGATTCCCAAACATTGTATCCTATTTTATAACCATCATATGCATCGTAGAAGTAATGGTGGTCGTGTTCTTCAAGTATAATATCAATGTCAGCACGATAGCCATCTTTATGAGAGTATATTGGTAAATCGCTTCTAGAACCGTCATTGTTAAATAATGTTTGCAAATGGAGCATTTTCTTCATTTGCGGAGTAATATATGGTTCTTTATCGTGAGGGGTATGGTTAGGTCCTTGCCAAGATTTACCTACTGTAAAATTTCGTACTTTAGTTGGGGTTAGTTTATCAAGTTCAGTAAAAAATGATTGCGCATGATTTGCGTATCCAGTAGTACCAATAAAACTCGTGTGAGCTTGAACCTTCATAACATTTAATATAATAACCTTTAGTACATTTTACAAACTTTTTTCACGCTTTGGTTGTAATATTTCAAATTTACCTTCATTATAACGTTGAGCATGTACAATGTAAAAACAATGTGGTTTACCACATTCACATCCTACTTCAATTTCTTCTCTTGAAACAGATTTTACAAAGTGATGACAAGCATTACCAATTGGAGTAAGTTGTACTGTAATATCAGTATCATCTACAGGTAAATCTTTCCAATAATCTGGTAAGTGGATTACATCGCTAGTTTTTAATTTACCTCTATGATATATACCACGTTCAGGCCCTTCTAGGGATGAATGTAGTAGATAATACCCTTCCATTGTAGGGTGTTGTATTTTAAAGTTTTTAGTTGCAGCATCTAATGTTCCCTCTACAAATACATTTCCTGATACAATTAAAGTATCACCATCAAATGTAAATTCAGTAGAATAGTTTGAACCCGAAAATACCCCACTAAAAGCTCCATCACCACTTTGTGCAAAAGAAGCTGTATCTGCTAAAGATGAACTAACTTCTTTAGTAATTTCTACAGAGGCAGAAAAAGCATATGAAGCTGTTTCGGCATATGAAGCACTTGTAGCTTGTAATGCAAGTGATGCTGTAATAGCTTCTAAAGCTAAAGAAGCAGTAGTGGCAGTATCAGCAAAACTAGCAGTTGATATGTAAGAAGCAGTTGTAGCAAAATCCGATATTGAAGCTGTACCTAATACATCTCCTAATAATGAACCTGTAAATGACCCAGTGAATGAGCCTGTTGCTGTAGTTCCTCCACCTCCTGAGCCTGATAGGTCAGATAAGTATTGATTAATTGCTATATTATAACCAGCGTATTCAGAACCTGCTTTTAAACTCTCCATTCCCGCAACTCCTAATGAGAATCCAGGAGCTATAGAGCCTGTATCTGTTAGGTCAATAATTGCAACTTCTCTTTCTGCAGTTTGTAAAGTATCACCTGAATCTGATTCTAAACCTTCTTCACCCCATTCAACAAAAAATGAAATTTCAGATGATCCTATATTTCTTTGAACTACTTCTGATACTTGATAGAGATGGAATCTGTTTTTTACTGTAGAGTTATTTCTTTTTGCTACACCTACTATAGCAAAATTAGATCCTGAATCACTACCACTAATGCTGTTTACATTTAAATCATTATTTGGATCATTAAAACTAGCAGATTGAAATAAATAAGATCCTGAAGGGGTAGATAAACCAAATGTATCACTTGCAGCGTTTGATGTAGCCTGTTGAGTTAAAGTAATTTGTGTATAATCTTCATTAACAGACTGTACTGCTGTACCTGCTGGCACTGCACCAGCTACTGAAAATATAATTTGTCCGGGTCTAATTAAGGTTTCATCTCCTGATGATATATTAACATCAGCTATTAAATTAGAACCACTAGCAAGATTACCGGATCCAATAATAAAGTTAGTTGATAGAATACTACCGGCATCAACAACACCTATAAATCTTTGATCTCTATACGCCATGGACGGTTATTAGAATGTTACTTTAATTAGTGATTTTATTAAAGCACTTAATCCTCCTACTTGAAATACATTAAAGTTTGAACTTGTATTAAGTGAAATTACAGCAGAGGTGTTTTGGTTACCATTATTTAAAGCCCAAGCTTGTATTATTGGTGGGTTTTGTGTATATAAAGTTCCATTTGCACCAGCTCCATTAGTTCTAGAGGTAGGCATTGTAAAATCAAATGTTGTTGTTGTTTTAGTTGGTGTAGTTATCTTTGCTGAAATTAATTGGGCATCTCCTACACTTGGTGAAGATATGGTTGCACCAGCTTGTGTAAATGATGTTACACTAAATGCAGGTACATAAGCTCCTTTTACTCCTGATGTACCACCTGAGTTTGCTACACCTGTAATATCAAATGTGTTTGTTGCAACATTTGAAACTGCAGCATATAAATAATCCTGGTTCATATTTTGAATAACTACATAATCTCCATTTGATAATCCATGAGCTGTACTTGTAATTGATAATGTTGTACTACTTCTTGTCCAACTTAACCCACCATATAGAGTTGCTGAGGATAATAATTCAATACTTCCATCTGCTCCACTATTTCCTAAATCATTAGCTATATATCTTACTTGATTATTATAAATTGTACTAATACCAGCATCTACTCCTGTTAAACTTGATCCATCACCTTGGAATGATCCACTAAATGAACCACTAAATGTACCGTCTCCTGTTTCTGCAAAAGAAGCAGTTGTAGCATCATTAGCAATTGATGCAGTTCCTGCAGTGTGTGATGCTGTAGTAGCAGTATTTGCTATTGAAGCAGTACCGGATGTAAGTGAAGCTGTAGTTGCTAAATCAGCTATTGATGCTGTACCTAATACATCTCCTAAAATTGATCCTGTAAATGAACCTGTATAAGATCCTGTTGGTGAAGCTACACCTGTTAATAATGTTCCATCTCCTTGAAATGATCCACTAAACGATCCACTAAATGGACCACTAGCATTTTGTAATTCGTTCCAACCACCACCATGAGCAAAATACATTGCTCCATCTGTATGTGAATGTGCTATAGCACCATGATATGTTCCAGCATTAGGGAATTGTCCTGTATTATCATAATAAAATGGTATTACACTAGCTGCTTGTGAAGCTGTAATAGCTCCAGCTACGGTTAAACCTGCTGTTTCTCCATTTATTTCTAAAGTTCCTGATATTTCAGCACTTCCTGTAAATGGAAATCCTTCTCCTGTACCTGATGTACCTGATGAACCATTTGTCCCACTGGTACCATTTGTACCACTTGTACCTGAACTACCAGAGGAGCCACTTGAACCAGAACTACCATCTGTACCATTTGTACCACTGGTTCCTGAATTCCCACTAGTACCTGATGTACCAGATGTACCCGGAGCCGATTCTAAACTTACATTCCAGCTTGAATATGTACCACTTCCTCCTGTTGTAGTTACAGTTACAGACATTGCACCTGTACCTGAATTATAACCGGTGATTTTACCAATCATAAAGTCAGCAGTATTAGAAGCATAAATAATAGCTACTGATTGTCCTACTATATAAGATAAACCTGTAGAAACTGTTAATGATTTAGATCCAGTTCCAATTGCTAAAGCTGTTGAAGATGTAGTTGTAAATAAGTTACCATCTGCACCTGAAGTTCCTGAACTACCAGAACTACCACTTGATCCTGAACTACCATCTGTACCATTTGTACCACTAGTTCCTGAACTACCAGAAGAACCATTTGAACCAGAAGTTCCCGATGAACCACTACTACCTGAAGTTCCAGGAGTTGATTCTAAACTTACATTCCAGCTTGAATATGTTCCACTTCCTCCTATTAATGATACATTTACTGTTAAAGCTCCCGTATTAGTATTATAAGCAGTAATTTTACCATTCATAAAGTTAGAAGCTGTTGATGCATCAACTATTGATATAGATTGTCCTACTATATAAGATAAACCTGTAGCTACTGATATTGTTTTAAGTCCAGTACTTATAGTAGCTGCAGTAGATGAAGTTGTTGTAAATAAATTACCATCTTGACCAGAAGTACCAGATGTACCACTAGAACCACTTGAACCTGAAGATCCGTCTGTACCTGAAGTACCAGATGTACCAGAATTTCCTGAAGTACCATCTGTTCCTGATGTACCTGCAGTACCAGAAGTACCAGATGTACCACTTGTACCATCTCCACTTCCACCTCCACCACCTAAACTACCTGTACTAAAAAATATATCTCCTGAAGAAGTATTATACATTAAAGCAGCAGGTGCATTATTATTTTCAATAAGACTACCTGAAGAAATTTTAGTGCTACCTGATACAGTTAAGGAACCTGAAAAAGCTATGTCATAAGGACCAGCATCACCATTTAAAGCGTCAATTGATCTTAAAACGTGTTCTGGGAAGATTATACTTCCACTATCAATTCCTTGGGTTGTAATTTTTGCCATGAGACTAGACTATTTCTATAATAAATATATATTATACTACTGTTTCTTTAAATACGGTTTTAGTAACGTTATATGATTTTGGACTAGGTCCTGCCATCGCAGCATTTATACCTGATGGTATAATATATCCGTTAACTAAAACATTCATTGTTGTTCTATTTGCTCTATCACTTCCGTTTTCTAATAAAACAGGTGTGTTAAAAGTTTGTATATCTGCTCTAAACATAAAACGTTCAGGATCACCCCAATATGAGCGAGCTGCAAATTCTATTGCTTCTGTTATTTCATTTGCCTGATCTACATAATCTGTAAAAATAGACATTGAATAAGTTACATCTATGTAATCAGGAATTATACCTAATACATATTCTTTTTGTGGTTTTTGACCTCTTAAAACATTAAAGTTATCATAAACATTACGTTTAGAATATCCTGTTTCAAAGTATTGTACATTTTGTACTCTATTACCATCTAATTTATTACCTAAAGTATTATTTTTAGTAAAACTATCTCTTTTAAACATTACAAGAGGTACCATTGTTTTACCATTTTTATCTCTGTAAAAACCATCCGCTTGCATTGATTTCCATCTTTCAGGAGAACCATATATAATAGGTACAGCAATTTGTCTATTATTTTGGGTAACTGTTGGTTTAATAGCGTTTTCAAGGTAGTACATAATAGCACTATCTATATCTTTTAAACCAATAGACATAGTTTTATTTTGAGTATCGTCTTTCATCGATACTTCTTTTGCTCTGTTTTTTCTAGGGCGACCTGGTTTAGGTTTAGTAGGAATATTTTCAGTTAAAGGAGCAACAACCTCTTTAGTGTCAGGGTTGACATGAGGTTCTTGGAGTTTAGTCATAAACTCTCTTCTTGTATATGGTCTTGGTTTAAAATCCATTATAATCTTGCATCTTTAATTCCTAAACGTTCTGGTCTTGTATAGTGACAAGTTAAAATGATTGATAAACTTGAACCAAAATCATCTACTGTATCACTATATGGATAAGACGGGTCTTTACCTACTACTAATTGATTTTCTACTAAATTATCAACTTCATAGTAATCTTCGTTCCATAATATTGCATCTCCTATTTCAGGAACTACATTTGCATCAACTAAATCTTTTCTAAAGAAACGAACTGATAATGGTCTATTTCTATCTACACCAAAGTCATCATTTGTTACTTCTTGTTCACCTCTATCGAGCAAACACTTAATTAAAACAGGGCCTATCCACGTTTTATTTTGCGCTTCACCATAAATGTTAGCAGGCGTCGAATCTAACTTTGGCTTGTAATATCCAACCTGTTGTTCGATGATTCTATGCAAAAGCTCTGTATTGAGCCCTTGAAATAATAATACATCTCTGTTTTTTCCGTATAATGCCATATTATGCTATAAAGATAGGTAAAGGTACTTGATCTAATGTAGTTTTCATTGCATCTGCCTCTTCTGCTTTACGTTGAAGTTGCATTTTTCTTGAATTTTCATCTAAATCAATTCTTAATTTTTCAATTAATGCTGATTTTTCTGCGTTTGCTGCTGCAATTAAATCTGCTTGATTTAAAGTTACTTCAGCTCCAGGAACGGGTACCTGTGAATATTTACCTCTTACATATCCTAATAATTCTTTAGCTAGTGCTAAAGTGTATTCAAATATCCAATATCTACCAGGTGCATTAACATAAGCATAAGTTGGGTTTTCATATGGAACATTTGAAATATCTGTTACCATATTGCTTCCTGAGAATGCAGGAGAAGTAGGGGCATTTCTTTCATCTACTTTTATATATTGAATAAACAATTGCCCAGTAGTATTTGGTATAGGAAATATTTTTAATTGATTATTTACAAGTTCAAATGTAAATGCCGATTTTCTAATCTGATCATTCATTTCAATTGCTTGAATTACAGATACATCATAATAAATTGGCATTAATAAGAAGTTAATAGCAGGAGAATAGTTTCCAAACCCAAAAACATCCATTAATTGTTGTGATCCGTATCCTGTACCAGCATATGGATCAAAATATCTTACAATTGCAGGAGTATTTTGATAAAATACTTGTTTTACCTCAATTGAACCTGTAATACCTTGTGTATCTTTCCAAGCATTTAAATCATATTCCTGTTGTGAAGCTGTAAGCGGAATTGAACCTGAATACCAAGTTACTGTACCTCCTGATCCTGCTTCAGATCCATAATTTTCAGCTAACCTAATTACATTTCCTAAATTAGGATTAATTACTTTATTATTTAAGTCAGAACCTGTAGTAGCAGCTTCTAAGTTTATAAAGTTATTTCGTATTTGATATAGGTAAAGTTCATTACCATATGTAGTTACTGCTTCTTCAAAACAAGCATAAAATGAACCACTGCCCATTTCAACATCAACTGTAGGATATCCTAAACGAGATGCACAAAATTGTGCTACTTTATCGGCATCTGCCGCAAAGTCAGCATCCGTATCATAAAATCCAAAAGGAGTTGAGCCAGTTTCAAAAGTTGAATTACCAGTCCATATTATAGGTACTTGAGACATAATTAGGTTTTGTTATAAATATTTATTTTCTTGCGGTTCCACTACTACCTGCAGTACCTACTATTCGTTTATTATCATAAGCATCGTTATAATAGTCAATTAAATCTTGAACTATTTCATCTCTATTATTTGTTAATAGAGTAATTGATTCCATATTTTTAACTTTTTTAGCAGCGCTATATAAAAATTTAAAACCAGAATCTTCTTTTTTCTTTAAATCTACCTGATGTGTATCACCACATACAATCATTTTTGATCGTTTTCCAATACGAGTTGCGATCATTTCCATTTGATCATGTGTAACATTTTGTGCTTCATCTACTATAATAATAGAATCTAAGAATGTTCTACCTCGCATAAATGATACAGGTACAATTTCTATTTTACCATCTTCAATAAATTTTTCTATTTTTACTTTATCATATAATAGAAACATATTTTGATAAATAGGTTGAACCCAAGGGTCCATTTTTTCTCTTAAATCTCCAGGTAAAAATCCAATTTCTTCTTTGGATACAGTTGGTCTAGTAATTATGACTTTATCATATTGTCGTCTGAATAGACCATCTAATGCAATATTACATGCTAGTAACGTTTTTCCAGAACCTGCTTGTCCCGCTAGTAGCGTGACTGTATTATCTAATATTTTTGCTTTAGCTTCTTTTTGCTCTTCGTTTAATTGTAATTTAAATTTAATTGGGTTTTTTGGTATCCTCTTTGGACGATATACATCATCCGTATGGGGTTTACTCGCCATAAACATTTTGTTAAAGGGTTAAACATATGGAAAAAAGCGTCACATATAAATATAAAAAAAATCCCGCCTTACGGGGCGGGATTCTTTAAATAAGTAAAAGTTACTTAATCTTAGATTACATCTAGATCTGCAACAAGTACTTTACCATAAAATTCAGGTCTTACCATTTTCTTAGCGTAACGTGTCATGATACCTTTTCTTGGAGTGAAGGTATTAGGATCGTACACTAGAGGTGTCATGATTAATGGAATATATGGAGCATATACAGCACCACTTTCTAGGAATTGATTTCCTCTAAAGCCCATCAAGATTGTGTTTTCAGTCATGTATGGGTTTTTGTACACTTTGTAACGGCTGTTTAAAGCACCGATTTTCTGTACACCAAATGCATAGTTAGCTTTAGATACATCTCCGTCGCTATCAGCAGCAAATCCTGGGATTGATTCTAGTACAGTTGCTACAGTTGGAGATACTACCATAAAGTTAGCACCACCACGTAGAGTTTTCTGGTGAATCAAGTTAGAAATTTTCTGTAGTTTAATTCCAAGTGTTTGGAACCAGCTCATTTGTGTATAATATACACCGTTAGTGTTAGAATCGAATGCAGTTTTAGCTGAATTAATTTCATTACCTACTCTTGCAGACCACTCAGCAACTTGGCTAGTTGGTACGTTTTCGATTAACATATCAAGAATTTCAAGATCGATTTCCAATGAGATGTATTCTGAAAGGATGTTAGTCAATTCAGCTTCAGCATCTAGTGAATGGAAAGCGTTTAAATCTTGAGAAAATTCTGGTGTCCATTGTGCTTTTAACTTTCTTGTTTTAGCAGCAATAGTTTCACTTCTTAGTTGAACATCGATTTCTGGGATGTTAATTGCTCTACCAGTACCAGACTGAGAAGAGTAATCAGCTCCATCTTCGAAGTCACCTCTTGCGTTATCAGCAGTTTTCTTGTTATAGAAAACAGTAATATCTTCATCACTTTCAATACCAGATGAAGTTACAAAGAAGTCAATACTATCTCCATTTAACTTAGTTAAAGATGGAAGGTTTTCAGCAGCTGTAATTGCAGCTAATGCTCCGTTATCACCAGTTAAATAGAATCCTCTAATTCCGTCTATATCAGCATTAGCTAAAGATCCTGTTTTAACAGTAATTTTAGTAATTTGCCCTGGAGCAGCTGCTATAGAAGCTGAGAAATCAGAGTTAAAGTTTACATCAGCATAAGAAGCTGAAGCAACAGTATGGTTAGCATCAGCAACAGAAGCTGAGAATTGGTTGATTGAATATCCAAATCTTCCAGCTCCGTAAAGTCCACCTGTGTTTGTGTTACCAAAGTGGCCATCTGTATAGCTATCACCATACATTGAATCACCATCAGTAACTGGAGTTTTAGTTGATCCATATTGGAAATCTAGATAAAATACTAGTCCAGCAGGAAGGCTCATTGGTTGAACAGAAACAAATTCTTTAGCAGCGATTTGTCCGAATACTTTACGTACTAGGGGTAGTGCTACTGCAGCGTACTGCTCACCAGTTCCTGGAGTAAAGCTTGCGCCAGTTCCAGTTGTATTAGCTTCAACAACAAGTTGTTTAGCTTGGTTTTCTAACATGATTGCCATGTTAGATTTATCAGTGTCACTAGAAATTCCTTCTAGTAGTCCTGACTTGTCCCACTTTCCAGCAAGTCTAGCAGCATCTTTTTGTACTGACTTGTATGGGTTAGCGGTCTCTAATAGTTGATTTACTACGTTTGACATTTTAAATGTTTTTTAAAAATTAAATAATACCGGCTAGCTTTTGCATTCTAGCTACGAAATCATTACTCTCAACAATTGGTTGTTTAGTTTCAGCAACACCAGCAGCTTTAGAAGCAAATGAACGAGATTCGTTTACTGTCGTTTTAGCTTTAGTTGTTGTGTCTTTAATTGTTTCGAATATATTTTTAACTTCTTTCACAGATTCAGCACGATCAAATGCATTGATCACTTTTACTTTCTGTGCTTCAGTTAATGTTTTGCTACGGAACAATTTGTTCACGTATAAAAGCTTAGCGTTTAGAAGATTAACTTCGTTAAGTTCTGATTTAAGTGTGTTGATTACGTTAACAGCTTCGTTTAATTCGGCTTTAACTTCTTCAACTTCTTTTTTCTCATCCATGTCTTTCTTCTCTTCGTCGATTTCAATATCTCCGTCTTCGTCAGCGTCAATAGCAACATCCATGTCACCATCTCCATCTACGTCAACTTCCATATCTTCACCGCCTTCAGCGCCACCACCACCAAGTACGTCAGCCATGACGTCTTTGATAATGTCTTTAAGCTCGTCAACTGTGATTTCACCTACTTCATCGTCAGCTTCAGCTTCTACTACAGGAGCTTCTTCTTCGATTTCTGTTTCAGCTACAGGAGCTTCTTCAGCAACAGGTGCTTCTTCTACAGTCTCATCTTTCATCTTGTCTTTACCATAGCCTTCTTCTGCGGCTTCTAGTTCAGCAAGTAATTCATCAAGGTCAATTTCTTCAATTGATCCTTCTTCGACAGCAGCTTCTTCAACAGCAGCTTCTTCAACTGCAGATTCCTCTACAGATGCTTCTTCTACTTTAGCTTCATCTACGTCTTTTTTCTCGTCAACTTTTGCTTCGTCTACGTCAGCTTTAGCTTCCTCCACCTCTTTGGCTTCGTCAACTTCTTTTGCTTCATCCATGTCCTTAGCTTCATCCATATCAGATTTTGCTTCGTCCATGTCTTCTTTTTTGCCTTCTTCTACTTCTTTAGCTTCATCCATGTCTTCTTTCTTGCCTTCTTCTACAGCAGCCTCATCTACGTTTGTAGTTTCTTCTACTTTAGTTTCGTCAAGATCTTTTTCTTCTGCTAGATCATCAGCTTCTTCAGCTAATTTTTTTTCTAACATAGATTGAATTTGTGGAGTAAAAGCCTCTTCAAGTGCAAGTTTAGCATTAGCAAGAGCAGTCTCACGGATTGCTTTAGCTTCAGCGATAGCATCGTTGAAAAACTTTGTGTTTGACATTTTCAATAAATTTTTGTCGGGATTACTTATTAAGGGAAGTAATATAAGAGTTTATATCTTGAGTGAGATATTATTAGGAATATCTATCTTATCTGTAGATAAATATATAGGGAGTATAAAAAAATAAGGAAATTTAGCGTAGGCAACAAATACCTGACTGAGTACAGATAATATCTGAAACTATTTCGTTTAATTTTGAATATTTGTTAATGTTGTAGTTTCTACTTTCGTTTAACCCTGTAGGTTTCATAAAGGCTCCATGTGTAGAAGGTGTAGAAACAAAATCCCAACATAATAGTTCAAAATCATCATCTACCTCTACTCTACCTTCACCTAACTGTTTAACAGAACCCATACCACGAGATGAGATACCAACAGTAATTTTATTATTGAATAATTCTTTTAATATATTACCTGATGGGGTAGGTAAAACTTCAATTTTACCCATTAAATCATTTCCATCCCAATATAACTCTTTAATATTGTGAGAAGCATTTTTTAAGTTAATAACAGATGATTCTGGGTGATCTAATTCGCCTAATGCTCTATTTTCAGCAATAGGGCCACCTATATATTTGTCTACTTCTCTTTTTAGTATTTCAAATGGATAACGTCTTCCGTTATGGTTAAATTCTTCAGCACGCTGAACAACACCTTCAACCATTAAGTTTTTACCACCAGCAATACCCTCTGTAATTTTGGATCTTTTAGGTGTAAATACGGAATATTCTATTAATAATTTTTGAGCCATCTTACTTTTTTACTATACGAACATCAGAATCAGGAGATTTCTTTTGAACAGCAATAGCTGTATCTTCATCATCTACTTCAATTGCTTCTAATTTACGTGCTTCAGCTTTATCTTTAAGTTCATCTACATCTACACCATATTTTTTAGCGTATTTTTCATAGATAGAATCACGTAGTCTGCCTAGTTCTTCAATATCGTCTGTTTCTAACATAGTAGAACTTGCATTTACATCAGCTACTCTTTCGGCATCTTCTCCATGTTCACGGATAATTTTACCTTTTTGCTTTTCTAATGCAGCGATTGATTTAGCATTTACTTCTACTTCGTATTCACTGTCGCCCATTGTAGCGAAGTTCTTTTTAGAATAGTAGTTAGCGTCTTTAGTAAGATTTTTAAGTACTTTTTTCTGTGCTTTTTTAACGTCGTCTTCTGTAATATCTACATTACCAACAGCTTCATTTTCAAGACCTAGTTCAACATCCATACCTCTGGCGTATTCGTATGGGTTAACCATGTCAATGGTTTTAGCAATTATATCTACTTCTTGTTTTCCTGTAGATAATTTGGTTTGTTTTTCAGAAATCATACCCTTATTCTTTAAGATAGTTATAGTATCTTTAAAGTTGTTACTTGGGGTAATAAACGGTAAGTTAGTATCACGACGCACTTCATACAAGAACTTTTGTTCTGTAATCTCGCCAGCTACTACTTTAGTATATAAGTCTTGTGTTGTCATGTATATAAATATTTATTTACCTTGACCTCTGTAGGCCTTGACGTAATTTCTAC